AGGCTGCGGGTGTGGCCCAAGACCTTGGCTCACTTGCGCCCATGATTGGCAAACTTTTCGATGCCAAGTCAACTGCCACAAAGGCCATGCTTCAAGCCAAGCAGTCTGGCAAAGGCTCAAACATGGGTACGGCCCTCCAGATTGAGATGGCCCTTGAACAGGCCAGAGCATTTGAGGAAGAGCTAAAAATGCTCTTCATGCAGACTGGCAAGATCGATGTCTGGAACAAGATCAAGGCCAGGCAGGCCGAGATGGACCTTGCTGATGCCAAAGAGATAAGTGCTTTAAAGAGGGCAGAAAAAGCAGCCAAAGAGAAAGAGCAAGAAATGAACGAACTAGCCATGATTATTGGCGGCTGTGCGTTTGTGTTGTTCTTGGTATTTGTTGGCATTTATGAATTGATGGAATTCTGTCAAACAACCAGAAGGTGTGGTAGATGACTTGGCTTGATATAGTGCTTTGGTCTGCTGTGCCTTTAAACTATTTTTTTTGGATAGTTGTTTATCCAAGGCTGGGAAATGAATGAGTACCAAAAGACCTTTGATGTGTGCCTCAAGATATTCGTTTACGGGTGTGTGGCGCTTTATGTGCTTGGTTTCTTAAAGTTTTTGCCGGATGACTTGTCGGACAAAGTTGTTAATCTTTTACTTGGAATGATTGGACTGTAATGCTATCTCTATTTTCTACTCTCGGTGGTTTGTTGATTTCTGGTTTACCAAGGTTACTAGATTTCTTCCAAAATAAAGCAGACCAGAAGCATGAATTAGCCTTGGCTAACATCCAAGTGCAAATGCAACTTCAGATGATGGCTCAAGGGTTTGCTGCCCAAGAGCGCATGGAGGAGATTCGCACAGACCAGATTGCCATGCAGTCTGAAGCACAGATGACCGAGGCGGCTTTAAAGCACGATGAGAAGGTCTTAGAGAAGGCTTCTCAATGGGTTGCTAATTATGTCGGTACTGTCAGACCAACAGTGACCTATATCTTTGTATTCGAGTTATGTGCCATCAATGCTTGGATTGCCTACTACATCTACTCTCGCCCTAGCTTGGTGATGAACATGGATGATTTGATTCGCTTGTCAGACATTATTTTTAGCAGCGATGAGATGGCCATGTTGGGTGGGATTATTGGCTTCTGGTTCGGATCAAGAGGCTGGGCTAAGAAATGAAAATCAGCGCAAAGGGCGAACATCTGATGCACTTCTTTGAAGGCTACAGGAACAAGCCTTATCGCTGTTCTGCTGCGATTTGGACAGTGGGCTGGGGACACGCTATGTACTCAGACCAATTAAACCTGCCAAACGTGCGTAAAGAGGGTTATACAGGTCTTATCAGGTCTGATTACCAACTCAAGGGAGAAGACAATCGTGTATGGTCAAAAGAGGAACTGGTCGATTTATTCAAGGTGGACATCAATTCTTTTGAACGTGGTGTTCTTCGACTTAGCCCTGCTCTTGCTAGTCATCAAAGCAAATTCGACTCTGTTGTCTCTTTTGCCTACAACGCTGGGCTAGGTAACTACCAAAGGTCAACCATTCGCATGAAGGTTAACAGGGGTGATTGGGAGGGGGCTGCCGAGGCTTTTATGATGTGGACAAAAGCAGGTGGTAAAGAGGTTGCGGGCCTTGTCAAAAGACGCAAAGCTGAAGTAGCGCTTTTCCTAGCATAATTAGCCATGGCCAGCCAAACACAACAACTTGAGAATCCCGCACCACCCACAATCGGTTATGCGACCGATGTCTATGAGCGCAGGCATTTCAATGAGAACAATGGCGCTTTAAATATTTACTTCAAAAAACTGTCAACTGTCTTGGGGTCTTTGTTTGGACCAAGGGGTGGTCGGTTTATGAATGCGCCTTATGGGGCATTTCAAAGCACGGCTGACCAAACGGCAGCGCTGGCCAACACGGCCTATGCCATGACACTGAATACTGTCGATTACGCCAATGGCGTGAGTGTCGTAAGCAATTCAAGGATCACAGTGGCTGACGCTGGCATTTGGAATTTGCAGTGGTCTGGCCAGTTTGAAAACCCAGACTCTCAGGACCATGATGTCAGGGTCTGGCTCAAGATCAATGGGACTGTGGTCACTGGTTCGACTGGATTTTTTGCAGTGCCAAGCAAGCATGGCGCAGTCAATGGCCATGCCCTGGTCGGCTGGAATTACTTTTTGAGCTTAAACGCAACCGATTATGTGGAGCTTTGGTGGGAGACTGACAGCACTCAGGTGAGCATTCAGACCTATGCGGCATCGGGAAGTTACCCCTCAACGGCATCACTTATTGCGACAATGACATTTGTCTCAAACATTACATAAATACTGCCATGTACATACCTTTAAAGCTACCCCCAGGTGTTTTCCGAAATGGTACTGAGTACCAAGCAGCAGGCCGCTGGTATGACGCAAACCTAGTGCGCTGGTATGAGGGGACACTGCGCCCCATCAATGGATGGCGTACCAGGTCAAGCTCACAGATGTCCGGCTCATGCCGAGGCATCATCACTTGGCGCGACAATGGTGCAGACCGATGGATTGCAGCTGGAACACACACAAAGCTGTATGTGATGAATGCACTTGGCACACTCAAAGACATCACGCCAACGGGATTCACCACAGGCTACGCAAGCTCCACAGTGCTGACCGGCTACGGCTACAACGCCTATGGCAGCTTTGCCTATGGCGTAGCACGACCTGACACCGGCACACCCATTGCAGCCACCACCTGGTCACTCGACACATGGGGCGAGTATTTGATTGCTTGCTCAAGCACCGATGGCAAGCTCTATGAGTGGCAATTGGGTTTCTCAACGCCCACACTGGCAGCGGCAATCACCAATGCACCCACTGGGAACAAGGCGGTTTTAGTCACCCAAGAGCGCATTATCTTTGCCCTTGGCGCTGGTGGAAACCCAAGAAAAGTGCAGTGGTGCGACCAAGAGAACAATACCCAGTGGACACCGGCAGGCGACAACCTTGCAGGCGACTATGACTTAGCCACCCCTGGCTCACTCATTGCCGGCAAGCGCGTGAAGGGTGTGAATCTATTGTTTACCGATGTGGATGTCCACACGGCCCAGTATGTTGGCGCTCCATTTGTCTATGGTTTTGAGAAGGCCGGCTCTGGCTGCGGCCTTATTTCAGCCCAGTCTGTGGCGGCCATTGACACTGCAGCCATTTGGATGAGCAATTCTGGCTTCTGGATTTATGACGGGTATGTCAAGCCACTGCCAAGTGATGTGTCGGACTACATCTTTGCCAACATCAACTATGCCCAAGCATCTAAGATTTATGCGGTCCATGTCAGCAAGTATGGTGAGATTTGGTGGTATTACCCAAGTGCGGCCAGCAATGAGAATGACAGTTATGTCACGTTCAACTACCGCGAAAACCACTGGAACATTGGCACACTGGCCAGAAACGCTGGGGTTGACTCTGGTGTGTTTACTTATCCCTTGATGGTCTCAAGCGATGGTTACATCTATGAGCATGAGGTGGGCTACAACTATGACAGCGCCAGCCTTTATGCCGAGACTGGTCCAGTCCAACTAGGCAATGGCGACAACATCATGTCTGTCAGACAAGTTGTGCCAGATGAGCAGACACTGGGTGAGGCGGTGGTGTCATTCAAGACCCGAAATTACCCCACTGGCACACAATCGTCATTTGGACCATACACGGCAGCCAACCCAACTTCAGTGAGGTTTTCTGGCCGCCAAGTCAATATGCGGGTGACTGGTGACACTTTGGCCGACTGGCGCATTGGCGTGATGAGGCTTGAGGCCATCCCTGCCGGTAAGCGATGAGTGACCAAGAACAACTGGAAAGACTGCGCCACCATGTGGAGGCGGCATTAGAATACAGTGGAGGCACACACAATTTTGACGATGTCGCTGAGATGGTCGAGGGTCACAGATTACAGCTGTGGCCGGCCAAGGACTCAGTGGTATTAACCGAGATCGTTGTCTATCCCAGGCTAAAGAATTTGCACTATTTCTTAGCTGGTGGAGACCTAGACGAACTCTCAAGGATGAGACCATTGATCGAATCCTGGGGCAAGTCTATTGGCTGCACCAGAGTGACCTTGGCAGGCCGAAGAGGCTGGGCCAAGACATTTTTAAGAGATGAGGGTTACAGTCCACAGTGGTCTGTAATGGCAAAGGAACTTTAGGGGATAAATAATGGCAACTTCACCAGCACTAGCATGGTCATTGGCTAACGGCATCAGCCAAGAGCAGTTTGACAAGAACATCGTTGACGCTATCAAACAGGGTGAGGCTCAAGGCTTGAGCGATGCCCAGTTTGAGAGCTTGATGAATCAGTATCAGATAAGCGCTGCTGATGTGGCCCGTGCCACTCAGTCAACGCCTGCTGCTATTCAAGCTCGCATGGAGGCGGCAACGCCCACAACGCAGACTGAGATTGCCTACAACCAAGCGGCTATGGATAAGCTGGCAGCGCGTGAAGCGCAGAATCAGACTCAGATTGCTGCCAACCAAAGGGCCTATCAAGAGCAGCAGCGCTTGAATGAGCTTAAAAATGCACAGCAGATTGCTGCCAACCAAAAGGCTTATGAGGCTTATCTGGCTAATCAAGCCAAGTTGGCAGCGCAGCAAGCTGGTACAACAGGCACAACAGGCACAACAGGCACAACAGGCACAGGCTTACTTGCCCCAACTGGCAACATGAGCATCACTGGCACGACACCATTTGCCAATGCCACCCAAGGATTTGCCCAGAACTTTGGAAATTACACATCAATCCCAATTGGCGCTCAGTACAACCCCAATGTGGTCGGTGGCACTGGATCACCTTATGCCCAAGTCATGGCCCAGATGAAGCCTGTGGGCAACCCATACGCTGGCGTGGTAGCAGGCCAAGCAATGGGTGGCTATAACCCTGGTCTGTATGACCAGATTGCTGCTGCCAATTTGGCCAGAGATGTTGCTGCCAAATCTGGCGTGACATTGGCTGACTACTATGGTGGCGGCGGTGATGGACCTAGTGGCCCTGATGGTGGCGTTGGTGAAAGTGTCAGTGGCACTTATAACCAAGGCGGCATGGTCGATGGTTTGTTTGGCATGAACCCACCTGGTCCAGATGATGGCGCTGGATACCTAGATCGCGGTGAATACGTCATCAAGAAGTCTTCAGTCAATAAGTATGGCAAGGGACTTCTGGACATGATCAACGAGGGCAAAGTGCCTGCCAAGAAACTCAAATCTTTACTGGGTTAAAGGAAAGAATATGTCTAAAGGCGGAACAACTACATCGACAAGCTCCATTGATCCACAGATCAAAGAAGCATTCTTGGCCAACTTTCAGCAGGCCCAAGGGGTCGCTGGTGCATTGCCGGTCCAGCAGTTTGCTGGGTACAACCCAATGTACCAGGCAGGCGAGGAAGCTCTGGTCAACACGGGCCTTGCTGGCCCAGGCATTACTGGCACAGACTTGGCAGCTCAAATGGCGGCTTATGGCGGTGTCTATCAGCCTGGTCAGATCACAGCGCAGCAGACCAATCTTGGCCTTGGACAAGGTCCAGGCACTATTGGCTCTTACATGAATCCATTCACAGAGCAAGTGCGCACCAATGCATTGGCTGACTTGGAATCTGCAAGACGCGCTGCCATTCAGCAGACTGGTGAGCGTGCCACACAAGCCCGTGCATTTGGTGGATCACGCCAAGGTGTGGCTGAGAGCTTGACTAACCAAGGGTTTGCCAAGCAGGCCGCCACACTTGGCACATCTTTGAACGAGCAAGCATTTAACCAAGCCATGGCCATGCAGCAGGCTGACATTGCCCGCAGATCAGCAGCCGACATTGCCAATCAGCAAGCAGGCTTGCAAGGTGCGCAATTGAGGCTAGGCGGTGCAAGCCAGCTCGGCAATTTGGCTGCACAGCAACAAGCATTGCGTCTTGGTGGCGCTCAAGCGGTCATGGGTGCTGGTGGTGCGCGTCAGGCTCTGGACCAACAACAAATGGATGCGATCCGAAATATTGGCTTGCAACGTCTTGGTGTGGTGCAAACCAGTCTTGGTGCAACGCCTGCTAATTTGGGCATGGTCACTCAGACTCCGCAATATTCAAACCCAGCAGCTGGCGCTTTAGGTGGTGCTTTGGCTGGGTCAAAAATAGCCGGACCTTATGGTGCTATTGCTGGCGGTATTCTTGGCGCGTTTAGTTAAGGAAACAAAATGGCTGAATTTAATTTTGATGGCCTACTAGGCAATTTGTTTGGCGGTGGTGGTGACAGCGAACTTGAAAAACTACTGACCGCCAAACAAAAAGAGCAATTGGGCTTTCAGTCCACCATGGCCGCAGCTGCCGCCTTGCTCAAAGCCAGTGGCCGTAGTCCACAAAGAATTGGTTTGGGCCAGGCGCTTGGATCAGCGCTTGAGGCTGGCCAAGGTGCTTATGACAGAGGCACAACAAACGCATTTCAGCAAATGCTTTTGGGTGAGAAGCTGAGAGAAGGACAGCGCGCTAGAGAATTGCAAACCCAAGTCGCTGGTGTTTTGACCAAGCCCCAAACTGTATTAAGTCCAGAGCAGCAGGCTTTAAGAGCGCCTGTTTCTGAGGCTGGCCCATTTGGTCCAAAGGTGGCCCGTGCCGAACTGGCTGCAAGCATTCAGCCGCCAAGCGCCAACGAAATCAAGGCCGGCCAGTATCAGCAGATTGCAGACCTTTATGCAGCTCAAGGTAGGTCTGAAGATGCCAAGCGTTATCAGGAAATGTCTGAGAAACTTAACCCAAGACCAGAAATAGTCGGCCAGCCCATTGAAGTGACAGACACCAAAGGCAACCCTATTTTGGTCCAGCAGTATAAAGACGGCAGCGTTAAGACCATGACAGGATATGGTCCAAAGCGTGATGTCGTTTTGCAGAACCAAGGCGGTCAAACTGTGGCCATTGACAAGTCAAAGCTCAAAGGTGGCGAGACATTTGCCCAGACAATGACTCCAGCAGAAATTGCCAACCTACAAGTGGCAAGAGGCAACTTGGCCGTGGCCCAAGGCGGTCTTGGTTTGCGCCAGCAAGAATTTGCCCGTAGTGCGTTTGACCGAGTTGACACCCCAGAAGGATTTTTTAATGTGCCTAAAGGCGGTGGTGTGGCCGTGCCAGTCATGGGACCAAGCGGTCAACTTAAAGGCGCAAGCGGAGCGCCAACCGAGGGTCAGTCAAACGCTGCTGGCTTTGCCCAGCGCATGGAGTTGGCTCAAAGCATTTTTGAAAAACTACCGGCTGGATCGCAGCCAGGAATGGGTACTCGAGTGGCCGAGGCCGTGCCATTTGTTGGTGGCGCTTTAGCGCGAGGTGTGGTTCAAAGCGCAGACACTCAGATGTATGACCAGGCTGCGCAAGATTGGATTCGCGCCAAGCTGCGCAAAGAGTCTGGTGCTGCCATTGGTGCAGATGAGGCACGACAAGAATATGCCACCTACTTCCCAATGGTGGGTGATACACCCGAAAAGATTGCGCAAAAAGCAGAAGCTAGGCGCGTAGTTACATTGGGGATGAAAAATGCCGCAGGCAAGGCATACACTCCTTACACACCAATGAACAGAGTTG